TCATGGCTTCCTTGCATTCAAGAATTTATTTACTACACGAGAAAGTACATCCTCATTCTCCGGCATCAGCCATTCTTTTGCAACGTTCCAAGCAATACTCATAGTAGGATTGAAGTTATCCTTCCTGACAGTGTGATGAGACAAACGTCCTTCAGTGGGCTTCAAACCCTTATCATGTAAGATACACAGTCCATTCTCGAAAAAAGCACAATACTCCTTACCAGCAACGGGCTGAATCATCGGAATAGCAATATTAATAACCCCTAAGAATATACCAGCAGCCCAGTTCGTCAGCGCTAACCTGTCGGCATAACCTGCATCAATAATTCGTTCAATATCATCAGGAGTACCTAAACATGGCGTATGACATTGTTGTTTACAAACACTGCATGAGCATTGTACAGGTACACGACCTGAAGCCCTCATTACCCTTTGTAATGAGATTTCTTTAGATAATTCTCTCATAGTAAATTATTTGAGATACTACAGATTAGTAAACATCGCCCCACAGTTTTATTGCAAGTTCGTATTTCTTTTGCAACTCATTCACTTCTTTTTTTGCATAAGTGAGAGTGTAAGAGTGGCTACGTGGATATTTGCCGGACTTCAATCCTTCATGATATTCTTTTGCTTGTTCCAACTTATGTTCGTAGAAATCTATACTTTCCGGCATGGACAAGTTTATCGTATTAGCCCTTTTTTCCCAATACTTCGCAACTCTTTCATGTTCGGCAGCCTTATCACTAAGCTCAACGCTTTTCCCCATGTTATTCCAGGCATCATCTATCATTTTGCGATGTCCTCGTTCGCTATGGTGTCCAACTTTGATAGGCTCACCCAAAGAAAGGAAATCACGATGCTTATTTGATTTCTGAAAATACTCATTACTTTTTTGTACAGCCGATGACGCCCATTCATGCCTGCGTTCCGCTCTTTGCTTAGCCCATTCTTGAACATTAAAGCCGTCAGCTCTAACGATGGAATAATAGTAAAACCCATCTTTTTCGAAGATTAGGTTAAATACTATACTTTCGTTCTCCTTACCATACTTGGTGGTAACTTCAATAGTTTCACCTTTTTCGTGCTTCTCATCACACTTTGCCAAAAATACATTTGGCGCAAATTTGTAATACGTGTTCATTTTTTTAATTAAATTGGTTTGACTTATATGAAATATGAGAAACCACAGCTACTTAGCCGTGGTTTCATCATTAAATAACTTTGGTTGACTGGGTTGAACCAAATCATCGAATAAACCAGGAACACGAGGTTGTAACGCCTTGTATTCTTCCTGAAAGAATTCTTCTTTGGTTCTCCCATGTTTTTTACCCTTTCGTGTATGTACATCGAAAGTGTAATCTGGGATAGGAATAGGGTAACGCCTGACATCATTTATCCACTTTTCTATATCAATATCCTTTCTATCATAGATGAAGTTTTGCAAATGATCCGCATCACGATTCTTTCTACATTCACAAAGGAGAATAACAGCTTTACTCACAAATATCCTCCCTTTGGGTTCAGTAGCAGTCTTGTTTACCAGCTCATGCCCCTGCCACAATGCTTCTATCTCTTTAGTAATGATTCCATAGCAATCTTCAGCACTAATGGTAAACAGACGCTTCCACACATAGTCGCGGTACCCACTCGCCCAAAGTTCCAATGCAAAAAAGCCGGCTACCCCGGTGTCGGCTCGCCTAATGGCTTTCTGCATTGCAGAACTCACCTCAAAGAAATCATATCCGCAAACTGTTCTAATAATCATAATTCTAATTTAATGGTTTGACTTTTAATTGATTACATCAGTAAATTTAGCTAAAAAAGACGGATATAACAAACAGAATGAACGCCATTTAAACGCCTTTTTTACAGACTATTAGAACTTGAATTTGCAGGATATGTTATACTGTACAAGCTGCTTCGTCTTATCCTTTCCATTATTCGTCGCACTCTTGAGCTGGATACTATCACCGAAGTTCTTTTTGATGAAAAGAATAGATTTGCGCTCTTCTTCCTGATTCCTGATCGAAGCAAGCCCACCAGCGTTCACAAATGTGCTCTTTTGCTCAAAATTATAACGCAGATCGGTTAAAATCTTACGCTCTTTGTACTTCATATAACAGGAAATCCAAAAATCTTCTTTCAAACGTATCTCTTCATTCCACCAAGTATTCTTGTTATAGATTACTCCATAACTGCAACCGGTTATCATTTTAGAGAGAGAAAGAAAGCCAGTTTCGTCGTACATCACAGGTGATATTCGAGAAGTGAAGCCAAAAAGATGAACATCCATCATACCAGCCATCTCAAATAATGACTGAATGATATTAGTAATTCTATCCTTGTCTTTCACCCGACAGGGTTCACCTTTATCCGCATAAATCGCTTTACAGGCATGAACATCATCGTCGAGCATGAAGAGCTCACCAAAATGTTTCGCCATCCAATTACGTTTAGGAATGAGGCCGATTACATCGTCCGGATGAGTAACTATTTCACATTCCGGGTTAAACTGCTGATACAAGTCAGCTTGACTTTCAGCAACGCAAATGATGGGATCGTTCACCAACTTTTTAGCGAACACCCGGTCATGTCGCTTATGACTTGGTATTACTATTTTGCAGGGCATGGCGAACGTCTTTTATATCAATTACATTACTCTTACTTACTTTTCCAGTTTTGTACGACTTCATGTGCTGCATATCCAGCCTTTCACGGAGCCAGTTACTATCAACCTCATTGCTTGAAGTAATGATAAATAGCTCATGTTTTTCATCATACTTTGGAATAAGAGGATAAATGGCTGTATCATCCGTAATGGCGTCGAAACGTTCTTTAAATTCGTCCTCTTTCTTCTCCGGTCCGAACTCGATACCCCAGTCTTGGAGCTCTGCTTTATTCCACTCATTTTCCATAACGTCCAAATCATTCTCACCGAAATTAACGTTATCCTTTGTAGCATACTCTCTCAACTTCTTAACAGGGGTATCAGGTGCCAGAACCTTACATGGAAGCTCTTTGTAACCAAGTTCCTTACAGGCACGTAGACGTAGATTGCCACAAACGACAATATACCGGCCATCATTATAGGGAAATATTATAAGTTCCCTAAGTTCAAGCATTTCAGGCGAATCCTGAATGCTTTTCTTCATCGCTTCAAAGCGATAGTCACGGAAAAAGCGCGGATTTTTCGGTAATCCCGTGAGCTGCCCCTTATTAAAATCAAGTAGGCAGACTTGAATTGTCTCTGTCATAACCAACTATATTAAAATCAACAACACTAACAGTCAGCCAGCAGACTTGAATTATCTCTGCCATAACCAACTATATTAAAATCAACAACACTAACAGTCAGTAACAACACCTTAATCACCTCTCTCTGACTCCTCAGAAAGCAAATCTATTGCTCTCTTAATTTCAGCCTCGATATCCTTACATCCGTAATGTTTTAGAAAAGCAACAGTAACTATTATAATATCAGCAGCTCTTTTCTTATACTCCGAATGGTCTTTTATATCGTCACATGGTAATTCTGATAATTCATCAAACTTCCTCCAGGCAGCAGATATTTTTAAACTAAAAGCCTTTTTAGAAGTATTATCATTCAGATGAAAGCGGCGCTCTATAATCTTTAAAATTTTAGGGGCCAACTTATTCAATGTTATCATAAATGATTAGGTTAAATTGTTAGACTAATAATAATCTCACACTGTTTTAGATAGGCGGGTCCCTTATATGCAACCTGTAAATGATTCTTTTATACATACACATGATGATTAAAGTTTTTCTTGTAGCTTTTCCATCGCTTCAGTTGCACAAAGCAAAGCGTAATTACTATCAATGGAAATATACGTTTGAATTGTAAACCAAAAACCTAATATCCTAACTTGCAAGAAATAGGCAGTCTGGAAATTCTTTGCTTGAAATTGCCCTTCTAAACGCATATACTTAGAAAGACTAAAGTAAGTAGCATCTACTTTTTTTATTCTTAATTTTTTCATTCTATACTTTTGGGGATGAATACGTTTTTCACTGGCTATAGGAATATTATCAAAACTCACAAAATTCATGGGAGTAGTAGCAAGAATACCTATTGGCATATTATTGGGATGCCCATTTTTAATAGGGAACATTTTCGGATTGCTCCTGTATGCCTCACGAGCCATTATCATATTTTGGATCGCATGAATATGTATGACTTCCTCTCTGATATCTGATACATGAAACACAGGGAGATTACAAAATAAATTATGCAGTTTACAGGAAACTTCAATGACCTTTCTTTATCTGTCAACATGCAACTACTTATTTATAGGGTCCGTTGTATCCATATATTTCCTGTATTCCAGCTCTGTTTTAGCAAGGTTAATAAGAGTATTGACACCTTGAAAAACCTGTTTGGCCTGATTTACTTTATTAGGATCTTCTTTCACGTCCTTTATTTGTTGTAAAACCAAGTCTCTCATATCCTGTAAGATAGTAGGATTCACAGTAGATACCTTATTCAACCGTTCATTTGCCAATACAACAACTGTATTTGTTATCGACCGGAAACGGTTCAACTTGGAAGCTAAATCAAACATACTAAATATCAGTACTTTGCCATTGTTCAAGTATATTTCAACTTCAGTTCCATCATCACCGGTACCGTCACAGTAGTTGAGAATTACAATTTCTTCATTCTGATAAAGGAACGGTTTGTTAACCATTTCCTTTAATCTATCTATTGCATTATCACTCATGATTCATTCTTTTTTGTTGCTTTATTAATTTGTCTATTCAAAGCTCCTTTTAGCTTGATGAGGTACTGAACATCTTCCGGATACCGGGCATACATTGAGTTTTGCGTTTTCATTTGTTCAGAACGACTAATCATGTATAGGTTCTCGATACAAATATTTTGCTTATCTCCATCCTTGAACTGAATATTGTAACCAGGAGGGATTTCACCGTTATGTTCAATCCATACAAGCCTGTGTTTCAATTCAAAAACATTCGGTTCTGCAGTTTTCACTTCAATGTAACCGTCACGATTTACACGTTCATATCCAACCTCTTTATGGTTCTTTGGGATACATCCCTTCTTGAAACGTGTAGCTTTCGTTTTTTCAATTTGAGCATCAGACATATATTCAGATTGCTTGAGTCCTTTATTCATAGGTTGGTGCCCTTTGGAAAAGAAACCTTTTGAAGAATGTTCGAATAAGAACTCGGCAGACTTTCTTAATTTTAATTTGAAAGCCATGCCGGAAACAGCACTTTCAGTTGAACCAAGTATCGAAGCTATTTCAAGGTTGGTGTGGTCAGGATAAAGAACTCTCAATTTTTGCCTTTTCTCCGGACTCCAAACCCTCACATCTGGAGAACGTTTTAATTTACGTATTAAGGCTTTTGCCTTCACAGCTTCAGGTGTTTTGTCCAGGCGACCAGCAAGCTCTTTTAAATTAGCAGTTGGATACTCGCTATCAAGTATAGCGAGTTGCTCATTAGTCCAAGTTCTCATAAGCATATCAATAAAGAGAGGAAACCGTTAGGCTTCCTCTGCGTTATCATTATTAAGCTCTTCCAATCGTTTTTTGAGCTTCATTTCTTTCTTGCTATATGAATCTGCAAGTTTCTTTGTAAGTGCAGTGTAATCATCAGGGTATTGTTCTGCAAAAAGAATTTTCTGACATTCCTGCAAATAAGGATAGAAATTTACGTTATTCGATGATAAACATTCGGAAATAAAAGCCCTATACCATTGAAGTCTATCCGCCTGATTATTCTTAATATAGTTCACAAAATCACTTTTCTTATCCCACTTACTCAACTTAAGTGTTTTCAAAAAATCACTATTACAGCTACTTAGAATCACCACATCAAGAACAAGCTGCTCATTACTAGAAAGTTCTCCTTCACGTTGATAGTAAGGCTTTTCTTGTGCCCACTTGCGCATTTCTTCTGCACTTTTTTCTATGACAATTTCTTTGTTCCTAGCCAACTGTGCGTTTATCTTTTCCCGTTCTAGTTCTTTTGGATCAGCAACGGCGGAAGTACTAGAAACTAGTTCTTTCCTTGTGTAATAGAATTTTATATCAAATTCCGGTTTATAGTGCCCAAAGAATGAGATACAGCGATAAACTTCGCCTTCATCAAGCATTTTTAGTGTACGTTCATCATCAGCACCATAATAACATGAATACCTAAACACCTCATCAGGATTAACGACTTCAAATCCAAGTTGCTTGACGGCTTCTAAAGCACTCTCATACTGCGCCTTTCTTTCATCACTCCAATAAGAGTCTGCTTTTGCTACAATTACAGTTTTTCCGAATGAAAGAGGTTCACCTACTTTGACAAGATTCTCGCTCTCAAGCAAAATTTTCTGTATTACATAGGCTAGCCGTTTCTTATCAAAACAGGTAGCATTGATACACCGGGCGTTTTTATTGTTCATCTCATAGAACAAACAACCATGATTACAAGTATTAGACTCACATTGAGAGCATTTCTTAAATTCGCCATTTTCCCAATTATCAGCATCCTCTTTAATCCAATCCGCTTTATCTAGTTCTAAAAAGGAATTACTCACATAATCACGTATCATAGCTACCGTACATTGTTCATCTTCTTCCTCATTGAACTCTTTTTGAGTTTCTTCATCGAGCTTCGAAAGAATCATAGCACCGGATAACGGTATATCTCCATTTCTTACACGCTCTTTCAGTTCCGGAATAAGACCATTTAGCTTTATACGGTCAAAGACAAAACGAGCAGACTTTCCAAATTTAAGAGCAATATCTTCCAGGGAACGCCCTTTCTCTGTCAACTGTGCAAAAGCAAAAGCTTCTTCGATGGGATCAACATCTTTTCTTTGAAGATTCTCAGTAATCATTGCTTCAAAAGCCTCATCGTCTGTCATCTCTCTGACAATGCAGGATATTGTCTGGAATTTCTCAGACTTTTTTCGGTGAGCTTTGATTTTTGCAATGTTCTCTTCATCTTCCTTTGCTTTCAGAAGTGATACAGCACGGAAGCGACGCTCACCGCAAACAATCTCATACAAACAGGGTATTGCTGTGACATTACCAGTCTCCAAGTCAGTCACATCTTCGGATTTGGCTATTCTGACAGTGATAGGCTGCAATAAGCCCTGTTTCTCAATGTTGCTTGCAAGCTCTTGAAGAGCTGCTTCATCAAAAGTCTTTCTCGGATTCAAAGGAGAAGGACTGATAAGGTCAATTCTAATGTTTTGTACTTCCATAATTTAATTATATTGGTTTGACTTTTAATTCATTACATCAGTAAAGTTATCGTAAAATGACAAGTTATGCAAACAGAAACTTCGCCATTTTAACGCCATTTTCATGCGGGCTTATTACGTATTTGAATGAAGCCACGTTTTTCCGTTTCCCGAAGCAATTCCATATCTTCCTCACGGATATAACAATCCGTTTCACCATTAACAGTTGTGTGATTAGGAATACCAAAACGCTCCCGTATTCTTCTTTTCACTTCAGGAATATCTTCAAGTTTGATATGCCTAGTGTTCCAGTAAATTGTCACCTTCTGCTTCTTGTTTGCCATTTTCTCTTTTGTTTAGATAAGAGATTATTTCATTTGAGAGACTTAACGCTTTAGCAGCTTCTTCATCTCCTTGCTCAACTCTAAGTTTGAGTTCGTTCCGGTATTCTTCATACGACAAACCACTTGTAAAACTCGTTTCCCCTGACAATTTAGCCTTATGAGTATTCCATGACTGATTATCAGCAACAGCACAACGTTCTTTGTTGTATTCACGAAGCCATCCCATAATGATAGAACCATCAATACGATTATAATTTTCACCATATTTCATTTTCATTGCATTCTTGAAACACAGTTTAAAATCATCAGTTTTCATATAGGGATATTCTTCAATGATTAAATCTACTGTAGTAGCAACTTGGGTAGCAGACATTGTATTACTGACATTGAAAAACTCCAAGGCATCAGCTATCAATATGACCAGCACTGCTCTAGCCTGTGGTTCACCAAACTTTCTTATGATAGTGCCAATAGAAGGTTCATCACTTTGAAATACATCTTCAACCTTCTTTGGGCATAGAGCTTTGCAGTAGTTCTTCGGCGAGGTCCGTAAGACTGCTAACCGATTCTCTTCTTGTGGCCGCAGTATCAGTTCGTTTTCCATTATAGTTACCTTCTAAAATATTTGTAAATTTTGTAGGTAAGAATATCCAGTCAAAAGTGCACCTCCAATTTTTATCGTTTTGTCCAAGCAAGAAAGGACTGTCTAAAACCAATTGGAACACATCGAATATAGCTTGCTTCCCGTATTGTGCGACACGTGCTTTAATAGCTTTCTTTCGTTTTGCATCTATGGACTTTATAGCAGGAAGTTTACCTTTAAACGTGGAATTAAAATAATCCATTAGCCCACCCCAATCAATCTTTTCCTCGGGGAACAAAGAAAGCTCGTCTTTCTTTGATTCTCCTTTAGGAGAAGTTTCTTTCTTTTTTGAATGAGAATCATTATCATCTACATAATCATTATCATATTCATTATCATTATCGGGTTTTGTGGGTTCTTTTGGGTTTCCAAATAACCCAGTGGGTTTTGTGGGTTCTTTGGGTTCTTTTGGGTTTTCACTTTTCGGACGTCCCCCCTTAGAACCATTGTTCTTATTCCTTTCCACAATAGACATATACTTTTCAGTATCCCTGTCTATATCTATCTTTATAAAGTTGAAAGCAATATTTGCCATAGGTTTCAACCCCCGAAGATTTCCCGTTGTCGCATACTCAATTATGCTTTCGTAAATCTCCAGCCTGACATCATCCGGCAAATCCTTGATTGCTTCTCTCCACCCTTTATAAAAGATGAACGAATTTCTTTCCATATTTTAAGGGATTATACTCCGATTAGTAATAAAACTCACAGGCCTTTTGCTTCCTTCAGTTTTTTCGCTTCCTCCTTGTAATGAGTAATCAGCTTTTCTAATTGAAAGTCACTAAATTGCTTTGTAACATTTTTCTTGGCTTCCAGGAGCAGCACATTTCGTTCACCATACTTGGCAACTAGACGTCTGCGATAATCCTGAATATTTCCTTCCATGAAACGGTTACAATGTGAACATTGAGCATTGCAGTTCATTTCATCAAAGCGAGTACTCATGTGTTGGCGGTTGATGTAATGACCGCAATCTGCTTTATTGAAAGGCTTTATTTTACCACATGAAATACACTGAAAATATCCATTAGGCATCGTATCACGATAACGGATGAATAAACTAAATATTCTGTCTAGTTTATCGACAAGATCAGGTTTCTTCTTGACCTTAATACCTTCTACCTCGAAAAGAGGCTTTTTCTTTTCTTTCTTCTTGTAATTTCTCCACATGATAATTAAAATACTACATTGGTTAATTGACGGCCACGACTCATTATACACCATTTTCCCTTTTCAGGCTGTTCTATGCGTAAATCTTCAACACGCCCAAAACGCCGGAAATTCCCACTCAAATCAACAACCCAACCCTCTTTACCTTGACAGGGACGAATGACACGACCGACCATTTGATAATAGAGGGAAAGGGATTTGGTTGGACGTGCAAGAACAATCGTATCAAGCTCCGGGTAATCGAATCCGGTTGTAAGTACGCCGATATTAGCAACAACTTTTATTCTTCCATCTTTAAAACCTTTCAGAATTCGTGCCCTTTCTTCCTTTGGAGTAGAACCGCTAACGATCGCACAATTAGGAATTTCAGAAGCCAGTTTTTCAGCTTCACGAATAAACCTCGTGAATATTAAAATGCCTTTGCGTGGTATGCCCGATTTGGGGTTCAACAGACGCCTTGTCCATCCAACTATATCTTTGTATATGTCCACACGTTCAAACTCTTTCAGAAGACTTTTCTCATCGTAATCTGCACCAGTAGAATTAGTTCTGACTCTACTTAAATCCAACTTTGTAATATCATAGTATTTCAAGTTTGCGAGAAATCCTTTAGCAAGTAGTTCATTCACTTGACAGTGATAAATAACATCGGTGAAAACCTTTGGCCGGGTACGAGTTATAAATTTAAGCATAGCCCCACCTCTTCCTGAACATAATCTGTAAGGAGTCGCCGTCAGCCCAATAACTTTCCTTTGCTCATCTTCAAAGAATTCCTTATACATTCCTTTCTCCGGATTCACTAAATGACATTCATCAATCAGAACGTGCTTGAAATGTTTGAAGAAACTCATGTGTTTCATCACACTACCAATCATAGCGAACGTAATACGATTGATATCCTTTCTTCCTGCAGAAGCTGAATAAACTCCACAATCAAATATGCCGTATGATTGAAGTTTCGCAAAATTTTGTTCGAGTATTTCCTTGCTAGGCTGGAACACTATCAGCGGTCCGTCTATCCGTGCAGCTATATTGGCAATAACAAGGGACTTTCCGGCACCAGTGGGAAGAACTATCACATAATTTTTCTTTTCCTTGGATTTAAAAACGCTGACTGCTGCATCACTAGCACTTTTTTGGTAGTCTCTTAACTGGTATGTCATAATTTGATGTGATATTTATGAACTTTCGAATGACAGTCACCACAAAGAGTAACGAGACAGTCAAGATGCTCAAGTTCATGACCAACGATTGATTTCCCGTTAACCCTGTATGTTTTGTGGTGAATCTCTAAATTGAAGTCTTTACCGCACATCTGGCATTTATGTCCGTCTCTAATACGAACCTTACGCTTGGCTTCTTCCCAATCAGGATTATTCACAAGCCGCTTCACATAGTTGGACTTCCTGCCTTTTTTGTGCTGTAACCTACTCATCGTCTTCCGGTTCTTCTTCAGGAAGTTTATCAGACAGATCTTCTTCGAACTTGTCCCCATAATCTTCTGTATCATCAATAGGACGTTCTACTTCAGGATATTCAATACCAAACAAATCAAGCATCGCTTTTCTGTTTCGATCTTCCTGTGCCCAAAGAGAACGTTTGTCCCAATCAGGAATTTTTTCAGCTTTCACAAGCTTAAACTCACCGTTCACCCATGAATAATACAGGAAATATCCATCAAGAGCAAACCGGATCGTATTCTTACTTGAAAGATGATACTCCCTCGTCCCCTTTTTGACTTCGGCAGCCAGGTCTTTAATTTCAGTCTTAATAGAAGCTAACCTGTCTTGTGCATCACTCTTAATTTTCTTCGCACGTTCAATGGCTTCCAACAGTTCACGTTCGCGTTTGGGGACCTCATTCTCTTGCTTGATGCAATACTCTTCACGAATTTCGGAAATCTCAAATTCATCCAGTAAACGTTGTGTCACCTCACTTTCAGGGAATGTAGCATTGAAATGCTCATTCACCAACTTTATCAATTCATCTACATTCGTAGAACCCTGAAATAAAACAGGGGGAAATTTTTCCCGAATAGAATCGGGAACTACAAACTCGATTGTCTCGGGTTCGTAGTTTCTCAAATTTGCAATCATAAATTATAAAAGGATTAATTAGTACCGGCTTTGGTACTCATGAATAAAATCTAAGTAATGCTGGTCTTCAGGCAACGGAAGTGTAATACCAAACTCGGTGGCCGCATCTATTTTCACGCTTTCCATGAAATTATGCATCTCTAAAGTATTAAGTTTACTTGTTCCTCGCACAATAGTTTCCACTTTACCATTCACATGAACCTGTTTCACAAGAAACTTCTTACAATACAAGTCATGTATATCCTGAACTCCAGCAGCAGTGCTCCAATACTCTTCACCTGTGTATTCACGCAAACAGGCACCAATACACTGAAACCATTTCCACATGAGAGCATTTTGATTTAATGTTCTCGGCTGTGTTTTTTTCTTAATGGTTACAGTGTATTCTCCATTACGAAGTGTGCTGCACATGAACTCGAAAGACTTATCCATTTGGATTTTGCCATCTTTCTTCGTCAATGTTGCTTCCATAACCTATCAGAATGGCAAATCGTCCTTAGTCGGTGGTGGCGGTGGCGGACACTCATTCACTGCACTTCGATTCTGATTATTAGTCTGTTCCGGAAGAGGTGGCGGTGGTGGCGCTTGTTGAGGCTTAACAGAAAGCATCTCCATATTATCAACAAAGAGTTCTGTAATATACCGTTTGATTCCTCTGCTATCATCATAACTCCGAGTTCTTATCTTTCCTTCCAGGTACAACTTGTCTCCCTTATGGACATACCTCTCAACGACCTCGGCAAGACCACGCCAAACAACAATATTATGCCATTCAGTTCTTTCAGGAACCTGTGTTCCATTAGCAAGGGTATACCCCTTTTCAGTAGTGGCAAAGGAGAAAGTGGCTACTTTAGAACCAGCTTCCAAAATTCTAATATCGGGGTCTTTGCCAACATGCCCGATAAGCATCAATTTGTTTAAACTCATGATTTATCCTCCCTTATTGTTACACGAATACTATCAGCTTTAGGAACTGTTTTGATATACTTAGAATATAATTCCGGATAGTCAGCCTGAAACTTTTTAGTATCAAAATTGTCACTCGTAGAAGCGGGTGTATAACTAACTCGCAATCTTCCGGCATCCCATGACTTGACACCATTCTCACGCATAGCAGTTTTCAATTTTGCTTTATAATCTTTCTGAATTTTGGTTAGATCTGCAAGTTCTTCCTCAATCCCGATTATAGTATTTACAAGCTGCATTGGAATAAGTAACTTGTCATCATCAGGGGTAGGAACGGGAAGATTGGATAGATATTGCTCACCCTTCTTCTCGCATTCCATTAACTTCTTGACTTCTTTATCAGGCTTACGAGGAATTTCAACCAATTCATGTTTATCACCACGTACCCAAATGCCGAACAATTTATCAACTTTGAGTAATGGATTTTGGAGTTCAAACAGATAAGCATAAATTGACAACTGCCAACTCAAATACTCTTCGTCAAGATGCAGCGTAGTTTTGATGTCACCAAGACAGATTCTACCGGCTTTCTCCCAAACACAATCTATATTCGATGCAAAGTATTCGTTATCAGAGACGGTGTATTCATTGGCAAACGCCTTATATCCGGCATTTATCCTCATTCTGATGTAATTCTCTGCTTCAATACTTTCAGGCGGTAAACTTGTTGCATCAGCAAACTGGCATTGAGCATGAATAAGGCTACCCTTCTCAGCAGCTCTCTTCAACACAAAATTTGGAACATCTTTATATTTGTCAGGGAACAACTGCCGGCTAATCATACCGGTTATACCTTGCAACTGTTTTTCACCGAGCATATAAGTGTGGTTTTCCTCATTGAAAACCACACTGGATTTCACTAATTCTATCATTATTATCAATTTCTAGGGGGATACGTTTTCTGCATGTCAATAGTTATGTTTCTGAACTCCTTATTATTGTGAAGTTCAGGATGTTCAGCCCAAACTCTTTCAAGCTCTTCGCGGCTTTTAACACCAGTCATTTGTTTAATTGCACGATCCAGGTCTACACCAGTATATACTTTGCCCGAAGCATTTGAAGCAGAAACATTAGGAGCATATACTTTTTCCTTCGTATTACCATAAGCAAAACGAACACGGTTTTTATTGTCCACAATAACAAGTAGAATAATCTCCTTTTGCTCGTTATAGCCAATCTCTTTTACACTGAATTTGGTGTATAAAGCATAAGAACCTGTTTTGCTCTGATATACCTCATTTTTCTCAAGTGTAATCCAAATGAAAGGACCCGTATAAAGTTCACGTCCAATTCCCCAGTTAAATCCTGCACGTTTAAAAGCGTCCGAAGCCTGCCCTTTCTCTTTTTCTGTGCTGGATTCTGTCCCAACATCCTGTTTACTCACCCATTCCTTCTTTTCATTATCCCAAATGGACAACGTACAGAATAGATTCCCATTAACGACATCATGATGCCGTTTCCAGTTCATTTCTCCGAACACTTCATCAAGTATTCTCATGTCTACTCGAGCATCCTTGTATAATAACAAGGAGCAACCCGAACCGTCCGGTTTCATAGTACCAACTCTACATTCAATTTCAGAAGCTAGAAGCGGTCTGATAGAGTTTTTCTTCTTCTCTTCATTCTGAACCGTTGATACAGTGTTTTTTCTCGCTGTCATAATTCTAATTTAATGGTTTGACTTTTAATGCTTTACATCTATAAAGGTAATCGTTATTGACAAGTTTAGCAAACAGAAACTTCGCCATTTTAACGCCATTTTTGTAACAAAAAACTGCCTGTACGATATTGTACAGGCAGAAAAATAAGAAAATGAATAATCCAATGTACCTTATGGAACGGCTACGCTTGAAGGGTGTACGGCTCCCTGATTTATACATAATGTAAATGCTAGTGGACGGAACCGGAGTCGAACCGGTCTCACGGAATATTGGTGCACCTCACCGCAGTTTCAGCCAACGATATACATATCCGCCCGATTAATTAAAAAGGTACACTATTCTCACGAACCATGTACCTAGAACACAAACACAAAATAAAACACGACATAAACGACAAACAACTCTCACGAGCTATTTCGCTCCCGAATAGCCGATCAAAGCACTTCGGGATAATTGTAGAACATTTAAAACCAAATAAATACAGGGGCTTTAACCCTACGGTGTCCTTTACACCGGCATCATTAGTTAAACATAAATGAGAATTATCTCTGTGAAGGAACCCGGACTCGAACCGGAATGAGTTGTCATGCTCGCTACATCTAAGGGCTGACATTCCCTATTGTGGAGTAGTGCGTCTAACCAATTCCGCCATTCCTTCAGTTCGTAGCCAGACGCTTCCGGCTACTTTGATTGATTTTAAACACAAATATTATTTCGCCCTCACGGGTTACTTAACTCATTTAGAGTTGAGCCGGGAAACGGATTCGAACCGCTGACCTCATGTAACGACTTCTAGTACACTGTTGGAAACATACTTATTATTCTGAAAGGCTTCAGAGCGCCTATAACTTTCTGTTTTTCTCCCCCAAAAATGTACGCCATGCGCTCTAACCAACTGAGCTATCCCGGCAAATGCCCGGCGAACCGGGCTAATCATGACTAACTAAATTGAAAAAAATATAGAACCTTCACAGGCTATCTTTATCTTGTTTCTTATCCTCATGGATAAATCTCACTGCTAAGAGTATAACGACTATAAAAAATATGATATACGACCAAGTTATATCACTTCTCGTTGCTTCGACTCCTCCACCTAGATACATAGCTACCAATAAAGCAACTACTGTAAAAATGTTATGAATAATTTTCATTTTCTTCATCTCTTCCGTTTTTTAGATTTGACCTTCCTTCTCGCACATCGGCAATGAAGTAATACCTGAGCAGCATTACAATGCCACTTACCGTTTTGGACATTAGTGGGCTTATCACTTTCAATCTTACCCGCTTCTATAAGATTCATCAGTTTCTTTTCCCCACCTACATAATATGCAGACTTATCTTTTCCAAATGTTTCTGTAGAAAACAGACGGAGAATATTATCTAGCAATATTTCAGCCATTTCACCTCTAATCATCTCAACAAACAAGGTAGCTATGCAATTCTAGTTACTATAAACCGCATATTTTTTACATCTGACTTTGTTTTCCAAGCCATTCCTTCAGCTTTTTCTTTATATAGCCGAGCATTTAAAGTGTAAGCAACAGACGTTTTTTGAATGATAGGAAATACTTCTGTTGCACCAACGTCCATGTTTCGTAAAACGTCAATCACAGCACGTCTTTCTATTTCTTTTTCCATACTGATTAATTTTAAAATAAAAGCTCCCCCGAACCAATTCGATCGGCAGCATCACGCTTTATTCGGAGGATTTACTTAACTTTGGGGTGTATAATCAAAAAATTAAGTGAAGAAATTTATTTATCATCTCTCTTTTTTATCTCGATTAAATCCGACTTTACAATCAGCATAATCCCGAAAAGCTTTCTGTATCATAGCAGGAAGTTTTTCGGCTACTATTTTAGCTGATTTTATCGGCATATTCTCGACTTTCAATGAGAATGTGACATCTTCCAAATTCTCATTCCTATCGTTTTTAATTGTTACTTGAATCATATGATTATTAATTAGTTAATAGTTTCCCCCGCCCCAAGATTATTCGCTAATAAAAAAGGAACGGGGGATTTTCTTATTTTTGAAGTGTCTAACCCAAAAAAACAAGAAAATATGAATAATGAAGAAAAAGTAGTTTCATACTACAAAGAAACTTTAGAGAAAAAAATCGAATG